GGGCGGTACCGCCGTCGCCGTGCCGTGGGATGCGGAGCAGTTTGTACGACGGGTGCTGGTGCAGACCGCCTCGGAAACGGGGCGGTCCCTGCGTGAGGTAGGGCAGGAGTCATTTGCCGTGACCCTGTGGGCGTGGGCGGAGTTACGGCAGATGGCGCGGGAGGCGGCAGTGGAACGGATGGGCGACCGCACGGACTTGGCAGGACAGGTCGCCATCGCCTTTCATCAGCCACAGGACTTGCAGAAGATGGAGATGCGGTACTTGAAGGCGGCAGGACAGTTTACGCAAATGGTGGATCAGACGAAGGTTCGCTTGCAACGCATGGCGGCAGAGGTAGCGAAGGCCAAGCCCGTACCACAGGAGTAACGCATGGAAGTCTTTGGCCTTGGCATACGAATTCAGGAAGAAGGTTCAGCGGCAGTTGAAGCCGCGGTGAAACGCCTTCGCGCCGAACTGGTTACGACGGCGAGTGTTGCCAATAGCCTCGGCGCAAAGATTGGCAATCTGACCAATCGGACTAACGGATTGGCGACTTCGTTCCGGAGTGCCGGAACCGCCAGTGTGCAAAGTGCCAGCATTATGGAGTCCAGCCTTCGCAAGGTTGGCTCACAGTTTGCCGCCACCTACCTCGGCACACAAGCTATTATCGATGGCCTTCGAATGCTGGTCAATACCAGCGACACGATGCTGTTGCTCGAAGGGCGTATCAATCTGGTTGCCAAGGGGACAGAGAACCTGCGCATGTTGCAGGATCGCCTGTTTGCCTCGGCGCAACTGACGCGCACTACGTTTGCGGCAACGGCAGAATTGTATGCGCGTATTTCGCGTAATGCCGATCAGCTTGGCTTGAGTCAAGCGCAGTTGCTTAACGTCACAGAACTGACGCAGATGTCGATTCGGGCATCTGGTATTAACGCCATCGAAGCGTCCCGAGGAATGATTCAGTTCTCGCAAGCCTTGGCCTCTGGCGTTCTGCGTGGCGACGAGTTCCGTGCCGTGTCTGAGCAGATGCCAGGGTTGGCACGTACGATTGCCGATGGAATGGGCGTTCCGGTTAGCGCATTGAAAGACATGGCAAATGCTGGCGAACTGACGGCAGATCGCGTTATTGCCGCTATTGCCAAGATGGAGCAAAAGATTCGTGCGGATTTTAGCAAGTTGCCTGTTACGATTGGCGACGGAATGACGCGCATTGGCAATTCGCTTACGAATGGTATTCGCAATTTTAACGATGCGACTGGTGCGGCAGAAAAACTTGGTAGGGCGTTATCATCGCTTGCTAACAAGTTGGATTACCTGTTTGGAGTAATCGCCAATAACATCGAAAATATCAAGGCTGGTATGATCATCCTTGGTGGTGTATTGCTTGGCGCATTTTCCCCCAAGCTCGTTTTGGCAATTAATGTTTTTATTGGAAGGGTGGTTGCGGCTGGTATCGCGCATATTGGAGCCGCAACAGCGGCTGGCGTACACAGTACCGCGATGATTGCCGTCATGAGTGCGGCAAGTTTGGCGGCTGGCGCCGTGCGCGGATTGGCCTTGGCGCTTGGTGGCCCTGTCGGTATCGCCATCATTGCCGCGGTTACGGGCTTTGCCTTGCTCAATAAGCATCTGAATGAGACTGAGGATGCCTTTAATAACGTAGGCAAATCCGCGCACAAGGGCATGAACGAGGTTCTGGCATATCTTGATTTTATCGGATTTGTACCAGCTAAACCCAGATTGACCGAAGAGCAAATTAAGGCGCAGAATGAATTGCTTGCCATCACCAATGTCAACCGCGATGCGTTGATTTTTGGTATTCGAACGACGGAGTTTGAGTTAAAGCGTCTTGGTATTATGCAGACCGAATTGGGTCGCATTCGCGCCGAGGGTTTTGCTGGCACGACTCCGATGCAAGCTGGCATGACAGAGCAAATGGCTCCGAAGATGCCACCTATTGTTGGCGATTTATTTGATGTCCAAGAGATACAAACAAGCATCACGGAGTCCTTGAGCAACTTGACCGAGTTCATTACGAGCAAGGCCAAGGAAAATGCCGCGATTGTTCGTCAAACCATGATTGATGAGTTTGGCGAGGGTATTGCTACAACCCTGCAAAATTCGATTGAGCAGGGCTTGACGGGTGCCATTATGTCGGGTCGCATAAGCAATCTGTGGAAGGCAATGGCGCAGAGCTTGGTGGCTGGTCTTGCCAGAGTGATGGTCAAGTTTGCCACGGATTCGCAAGTGTACGGCAAACTGATGGACAAAATTACTGGCCTTTTGGCGATGGGGAACGGTCTTGGCGCGGTCATAGCCGCTGGCGCAATGCTTGCCTTTGCTTATTCAAATGGCGGCAAGGCGACAATGGGAAATACGGCGATTGCGGGTGGAGGCGGAGGTTTAATGACAGGCTTTGCCGCACCAGCATCTCCGACTCAGCAAATCATCTTTGGCGCAACTTCCGCGACCACGGCGGCTGGCATGACGCCGCGACAGGCGATGAACGTCACGGTCATTGGGCCGAACGATCCGTCTGCGCAACGCGCTATTCAGGAACTGATGACCAAGGCCAATAACCGCGGGAGGATTGGCTAATGGCAACGATTGTCTTTACAGACGGCACCGGAGCCGTAACGCTGGATAATGGTACGACGGGCATTAGCCTAGGCGTTGGATCGCGGTTCGCGGATTGGACACCATTCCAGAAGCCGATTGGCCCCCGCGTTCCGGCGCTGGGGACGGGCGTGCCATACCAGTTCCGGTTTCGCACGGACTACGGGGCCAGCTTTAGCATGACGGACATTCCAAATACGAGCATGGCATCAATGCTTCGGTGTCAGGAGTGGCTGTTGCGAGGCAACTCAGTAACTGTCAATACAGGGGATAGCGCGGCTCGTTCATACACGGCCTACCTTGCACCGGATGGGGATGTTAGCATCACGCTTCAAGACAAGAATCTCTTGTTATATTCTATGTCGTTCACGCTGATTAACGCCTCCGCCGCCGCCATGCTCTGCATTTACGACTGATGCCAGATCAAGCCTACCGCCTTCGCATCCGCAGTGCCGATGGACTTAGTGATACTCTTGTCATCACCTCGATTCGCGGTGGCACCAATCCCTACATCGCGGCGGTGCCGAGCGGGGACGGGCAAGAAGTAGACCTCTTAACAGGCGCAGTCCGGACAGGCGCGTATGTAGTCGAGGTCGTGGATGCAGTAGTTGGGACGGACAGCACAGGCACGCTCCGCATCGTCACGCAGAACTTGTACGATGGCGTTGAAGAATATCTGTTGCTAGAGAACGGCGACAAGATTCTGCTGGAGAATGGCGATCCGATTGAGCTAGAGGCAAATAACGCCGAGTTCGGGCGTCCGCACCTGCTGTCTCGCGCCGCCTTCTTGGAAATGTCGACGGACGGCGGCTCTACCTGGACTACGTGGCAAGCTGGCTACCTGACCAATGTGCGGCAGGTCGATGCTATCCGGTACGCCTTTACGGTTAGCAATACGCGCCGTATCGAGCAGTCCAAGCGGCTTTTTACGTGGTCAGACAGCGCCGAGCGAGCCGCCTTTCCAAAGCGCGGGTGCATTGTCGGTGGTCCGGTCATTGGTGGGTTTGGGGTTGGCAACGACCTTGCGATTGACAGCGGCGGATGGGAGTTCCTCTACAAAGGCACCAGCGGGTCGGCCTCGGCTCCGGTGCAGGGCGACATCATTGCCCTAGAGTACCGCGCTGGGTACTTCTGGCCTTCGTGGGAACGCAAGGTTCTTCCAGGGCCAGGACAGGCCATCAACTTCTGGAATACCATCCTGCCGTATCGGTCGCTTGAGCCAGGGGACGCCTCGCTTAACGCCACCACGTTTATCGGGTTGGCGACCTCGAACTTGGTTGCCGCCTATCCAAACATCACGGTGGCGTTTAGCTACACGGTCAGTAGTACGACCTACACGGTATACGGCACGGTGCGTGCGCTGTTCCCCGACATTACGGGCGACCCATTCTACAAGACGTATGGCGCTGAAGATCCGCCACGCGAGCCATTTGGGTATGGCAACAAGAAGGGTCGGCTGTATGTTGAACTGGACGCGTCAAATCCTAGCGCAACCACGACTCCGTGGGATGCTTTGCCGAGTGTTGATACGGTCACGCGAGTGCGCTTGGTGGCCTCGCAGGT